GATTGGCGGGCCCCTTCCAACCCCCTATAGCTCAGAATAGCCTATAACAAGATGTTACTGAGATGACATCCAACGAATAGGAGTTAGGCGATGCGTGCTCATCCGACGAAGTATGCGGGCGTGATGTTCCGGTCCAGGCTTGAGGCGCGATGGGCGGCGTTCTTTGATCTGATGGAGTGGGCCTGGCAATATGAGCCGACTGACGAGGCGGGATGGGTTCCTGACTTCATGCTGACCAAGTCCAATACCCCGGTCGAGGTCAAATCGCTTGAGTGGGCGTCGATCTGGGCAATGGCGCGCGATACGACGCATAAGCCAGAGCTTGCGAAGGTGCGTGAGTCGGATCGGCTAAGCGCGCTCGTCTTGGGCGCGTATCCGTTCGAGGAGGGTGCTAAGGCGGTCATTGGCGCGTATCTGACGAAGTTCGACGACTACCCGCCCTTCGCGGCGGCGCTGGCGTGTAGCGTAGGCGGGAAGATCGATTTGTGGGGTGAATCTCACGTTGATTTCTTGTATTTGGCGAGTGGCGAAGCTACGTTTCGGAATGAAAAGAGCCTCGCGCCGTTCGCCGCGATCAATGCGGCGTGGCGCGAGGCGGGTAACAGGACACAGTGGAGGGGCGCCGAGCGGGCTTTGTGGACTTAGCGCAGCATCCACAGCGCCCACAGCGCCGCCGTCAGATAGAGCGCCTGCGCCAGGAGCGGCAGAGCGTCGCGCCAAGCCTCATGGGGCGGGCGGGCACTCATGCGCGCAGCTCGTGATTGTGTTCTGCCATGTGGCGGCGCGCTTCCGTCATAGCGTTTGCGAGGTCGACTCCGTGGCGTTCGGCGTAGTCGATCAAATCGCAGAAGATGTGAAAAATTGTCACATCGGTCGGCGATGGGCTTTCGAGGCGCGCGTCTAGCACATAATCGTCGAGCATTTTGTTGATGCGTTGAATGCTGCGCATAGGTTTCTCCTTTTCAGAGGGTTCGCCGCGTCGCGGGAGCGGCGCGGCGGCGGGCGTTAGGTTTTTGCTATTCCGGAGCGGCGTCGCGCCAAGCCTCATGGGGCGGGCGGGCGGTCATGCTGTGGTCTCCAATGAAGCGCGTCGCGCGGCGACGTATGCGCTGAGAATGGGGTGCGCCGTTTCGATGTCGCTCCAGCGCGGCCATTGCGACGCTGTTGTGTGAAATTTCTCAGGAAAGTCGGTTGTTTGTGCGTATTCAGCGCGGTAGGCGGCGCGCGCCTCGACGATGCGAGCGAACCACGGTTCGACGCTTTCTGGCAGGCGGCGGCGCTCGCTCTCGTCGTGGTAGGCGACGAGCTCTGCCCACTGTTCAGGAGTTTGACGGGCGCGGTAGTTACCCGTCACGCCGTAGTTCGGCAACCTGGAATGCCAAGCGCCGCCGACATACAGGCCGTTTTCGCTGCTCGGGGCGAGGACGAGGCGTGGCAGGGCTACGGATGTCGTCTGATCCCATAGGCGCTGTTCAGGGTTCCACATACGCACGCCGATCGAGTTGAGCGTCTGCGCCACGCCGTAGCGGCTCAGGACGGCCATGTCGGCGGCGGGATAAAGCGTCTCGAGGTGTATGGCGACGATTTCGGCGACCCGGTCGCGTTCGGCCGCGTCGAACATGCAGCTTTGGTAGTCCTGCCAAGCGTCGGTTACAAGTTTTGATAGGATCAAGGCGTCGGCGCGCGGGCGATAGCGGTCCGAAGGCTTCGGGATGAGCATGCTTTCTCCTTTTTAGCGAAGTTGTTCGCCGTCGACGTCGAGCCAGTGGTCCGGCGGAAAGCCGAACGATCCTTGCGACGTGTGCAGGACGGTGCATTGCGGCGTTTCGCGTTCGACTGATTCGACTACGGCAAACTCGAATGGCGATTCTGGGATTGCCGTTTCGCTTGTCTCGGCGCCTTGCGAATCGGCGTAAGGATCGTTTTGCAGGTCGATTAGATCGCCGACGCGAACATGATCGACGCGACGTTGAACGACGCCGTCCTTGTATCTGTCTTTTAGCATAGCTTTCTCCTTTTCAGAATGTCCGCCGCGTCGCGGGAGCGGCGCGGCGGCGGGCGTGTGGTTTCTGTTATTCCGAAGCGGCGAGGCGCCCGAACGTTTGAGCGCGGACGCGCTGGTACTCCGCATAGACCTGAGCGCGGACGCGCTCGTACTCCGCATCGGCCTGAGCGCGGACGCGCTCGTACTCCGCATCGGCCTGAGCGCGGACGCGCTGGTACTCCACATCGGCCTGAGCGCGGACGCGCTGGTACTCCGCATAGACCTGAGCGCGGACGCGCTCGTACTCCGCATCGGCCTGAGCGCGGACGCGCTCGTACTCCGCATCGGCCTGAGCGCGGACGCGCTGGTACTCCACATCGGCCTGAGCGCGGACGCGCTGGTACTCCGCATCGGCCTGAGCGCGGACGCGCTGGTGCTCCGCATAGACCTGAGCGCGGACGCGCTCGTACTCCGCATCGGCCTGAGCGCGGACGCGCTCGTACTCCGCATCGGCCTTAGGCGAGAGAAGATTCTGCGCGGCCCAATTCCAGTCGAATTTATCGTCGACGGACAGGCAAACCGCTTCCGTGATTTCTGTTCCGTGCGGAAACGTCTCGGCGAACAGCGTGACTTGCGAGGCGCAAGCGCCTTTCGCCTGCAACATGCGTTTGGTGATTTTCATTGGCCTATCCTCAGTGTGAAAGAGCCTCGAGCATCGCTAGCAAACCGCCGACAAAGGCAGCAATTGCTGCTAGCTCAAGAGCGTCCAGGAGAAGGGCGCCCGCGCGTCTGAGCGCCAAGCGGCGGCGAAAGCCCGGTGAGCGTAGCGGCGCCCGCCGTGGCGCGTTGGGGGCAATCCAGGCGGTCATCGCGGCGCTGATTGGTTTGGAAAAATAACGTCGCGGTTCGGTTTGCTGCGAGGGCGATCGCATTCGACCCATACGCGCGAACCGTCCGGCAAGCCGCCGCTGAAATAGTCGCCGCTCCACCCAAACCGATTGCAGAGCGTCAGGGCGGCTTTGGCGTGATTCGCGTCGTCGCCTAGCGCGTCATTCCAGGCTAGCGTACAACTGCCGGCGCTCGCTGTCGCTTTGACGCGCGAGCCGCGGACGTTCCCAGGGCCGTGGTATTTTGTGACGATTGCTTGTGACATTTTCGTTTCTCTCGCTCGTTCGGTTATGGCGCGCTTTTCTCGAGAATTTGGCGCGCGGCTTCTTTGTAAAGACAAACATTGTTTGCAAAGGAACACGCGTTGACGTCGCCAGCGTCGCGTATCGCTTTCCATACGCTGCTTGGCGTGAGGTTAAACAAATCATCCCAGCGGCGCAGAGGTATGTCGTTCATGTGCGGGTCGGTTGACGCGCGCAGATCGCTTAAGCTGATATGGTTTAGTAAGATTCTTTCAATTTCTGGCGTAACGAATTGGCCGTAGAATCGGCGATGCGCCGCAGTGCTGTTTGGCGTGGCGAGGTAGTCTTGTCGGGTGAACATTTTCGTGTTCCTCTTGTTTAGAGATCAAATTTTCGTGATTAGTCGCCGAGGTAGTAGAAAGCCCGGTCTGCGCTGAAAGTGAGCGATCCGCCTTGATTCTCGCAGAAGGCTTCGTAAGCCTTCATGTCGATTTCTTCGATCGCCTGGCCTTCGAGTCCAGCTTCGCGTATGTCGCCGCTGATCAGCTGGACAAGCAGTGCATTGCATTCGGCTGGCGACCAGGCGGCGACCTCTTCGCGCGACCAGGCGCCATAGCCGCGCAGATGGCCGCGCAGCGCGTCGAGTTGTTCGGGTGTGGTGAGTATTGGCGACTCAGCGCCTTCCCGCAGCGCCGCTTGCCAAGTCTCAGGGCCAGCGTTTGGCCCGCCCTCGGATCGGCTATGCGAGAATTCGAATGGATCGGCGGAATTGAAGAATTCCGTAATGTCGATTTCCATGATTCGCTCCTAGTAGTTCAGACGTCGATAGCGACAACGGCGAGAAAGTCGGTTTCATCGACCGTCACGCCATCGGGAATCTTGTCGAGGTGAATGTGTTCGCCTAGACGTTCTTGTTTGATCCTCGCCAGCACGTTCGGAAACAGATCCGAGTTAGCGAGTCCGCCGAATTTGGCGTGCTGGCGAAACGCGTTCATGTCGCAATGCGAGCGCGTTAGCGTCGGAACGTCCAGGACGCGAAACGCCATCGTTCCGTCGATATTGTGCACGTTGCGGACTTTCGCCTTGAATTCGATTCGCGCCATGATTCGCCTCGCTCGTTCGGTCGAATTGACCGCTAAATCTTGCCGCGCTCCTCAGTCGCGGCAAGGGTTAGCGTTCAGTTCGCAGTGGCGAGATCAACGTATTCGTCCCAAATTTCAGCGAGAATGGATTCGGTCGGCATGTCGGGATCGATGCGTTTCCATGCGTCGATTTCGTCGCGCAGAGTCGTTGCGTCGTCGCCTTGGACGAAGAGCGATTTCTTGGCGGGATGATTGTGCAGCGCGTAGCTGATTCCACCGCCGTAAGAGACAAGCGCGAATCGGTCGGAAGTGAAGATTTCGATGCGAGTCATTGTCAGCTCCTCTTGCTTGATCGTTCGAATAAGCCGCGCCTTTCGACGCGGCTTAATGCAACGGTCAGGCGAATTCGCGATTGTTGGCGCGGAAGATTGCCATTGCGCCGCGGTCAAGAGATTTGCGAAGCGTCGCGCGCCAAAGCGAATAATAGCAGGCGTCAATATCCGCTTCGGAAACAGGCTCGAGCTCGGCTGTGATGTATGCGGCGCCGAATGCTTGTTCGCCGCTTGGCCCTTCGTAAACGGTCGCCAGCACGCCGTAATCCGCTTCGCCGTCAATCTCGATTGTGCGGATTATATGGCGGCGGACTCGCTTGCCGGCGATGTAGTCGTTGACGACAAGGGCGCGCAGTGCGGCGTAGGGCGATTCGTTATCGTCTAAGTCAACGATGGAGCGCGGGAAGTTTCCTTCGTTTCCGTCGCCGCGGCGATAAAGGTACGTCTTGACCATGATTCGCTCCTATTCGCTTCGCTCATTCAGTGAATCGAGAATGCGCCTTGTTTCGACAGTTGTCAAGCATTTGTCGAAACTATTTTTGCAGAGTTGCGCCGCGCTTGCGGTTTGCCTGACGTACACGTATCTTTTTGGCGTGGCGAAACGTGCAAATCCTATTATTTTTCGACTGCCTAAGCCGGAAACGCGTGCTTTGCATGCGTTTGCGGCGTCGCATGGCGTATCGGCGAATCGCTATATGAAACGGCTGGCGCTCGAATTGCTCGGATCGGATAACAGTTGGCTAACCGATATAGCGAACGAATCGTCCGTTATGCCGAACGCCCCGATGCGCTCGCAAATCGCGCCTGAGAATAGAGCGGCGCCAGATCGGCCGGCGATCCGCGGCGGGTTTGCGGAAAAGATAAAATAACAGATTGTCCGATTTGCAAGCCTAAATCGGCCCATTTTTCTGTCAAAAATTTCGCGGGAAAAGCTTTTCCCAACTCGAACAAGCCGCTCGAGATCGCCGGCTCGGCGTCGCGAGCACTGATTCGTTTTGCATCTAAGTTATTGATGCTACTCAGCTATCAGGATGCAAAACGAACCAATTGACCGGAATAGCGCCGGCGCGCCAGGCCGGCCTGGCGCCGCCAGCTGGCTATTTTCTGCTAAATAGTTGATTTTTCTAGTAAAAATGGACCGCGACCGGCACCGAGTTAAAAGGGCCCCATCTCGCACCGCCCCCCAAAAGTTTCTGTGAATTAGCTGCACCGCCGTACAATTTGTTATAGAACTCAGACATTTATACGTTTTGTTATAAAAGACGGCCGCCAGGCTTGACTTAACCCTTTACTCAGCGCATGGTTTCAGCACTCTAATGGGGGCAGCTATGCAGATGATTTCTTACATTCGCGTCAGCACACAGAAGCAGGGCCGGACCGGGCTCGGCGTCGAGGCGCAGCGCGAGGCCATTCGCCTCTTCGCCGACGCGCACGACATCGGAATCGTTGAGGAATACGTCGAAGTGGAGACCGGAAAGGGCTTCGATGCGATCGGCCGCCGGCCTGTTCTGGCGTCGGCGCTGGCGGATGCGCGTAAGCGGAAGTGCGCGGTGCTGGTGTCCAGGCTCGATCGGCTGAGCCGCGACGTCGCCTTCATCTCGGGCTTGATGGCGCGCAAGGTTCCGTTCTTCGTCGCCGAGCTCGGCCTCGACGTCGATCCGTTCATGCTGCACATCTACGCCGCGGCGGCGGAAAAAGAGCGGCGCAACATCGGCGAGCGCACCAAAGCCGCTCTTGCCGCCGCCAGACGGCGCGGCGTTACCCGCGCCGGCAAGCCGTTCACGATCGGCAATCCACGGATCGACCTGGCGCGCCGCGCGGCGGCGAAGCTGTCCCGCCGCGAGGCCGACCGCTTCGCCGCCAACGTTGCGCCGCTGATTCGTCCTCTCCGGGCTCAGGGCCTGACGCTCGCCGAGATCGCCGCGGCGCTCGATGCGCGCGGCGTTCAGACGGCTCGTGGAGCGGACTGGTCCGCGCAACAGGTGAATGCGACGCTGCGCCGGGCCGATCTGGCGGCCGAACTGCGGCCTTGACATGATACTGTGGTATCGAATAGCTTCGTTTCGTCGGTCGAGGCGGCGCGTCGGCCTCACACACCTGAGAAAAAAGAGATGAATAACAGTGCGATCATCGGCGGCAAGTCATGCAGGTCGTGCATGCACCGGCGCATGGCAGGCCAGGAGACGTTCTGCTACCGCTACCCGCCCACTGTATTGCTCGTGCCGATGCCCGGCCCGAAGGGTCAGGTGGCTCCTGGCTTCCAGTCGGTCTATCCAGCCGTCAATCCCGACATGCCGTGTGGCGAGTACGCTCGGTCCGAGGTTTTCGCGTCCGAGGAAGTTCAGACGTCGGTGCTCGGGGAGACGCGGCAGTGATGTTTGGTCTCGGCGTCGTTGCCGGATTTCTCGCTGGCTGGATCGCCGCGGCGCAAGTCATGCGCTGGCTACATAACCGGTCGCGGCCGCGGGCGTTTGGAGTACGGAAGCGATGAGCCTTGTCATAGCTTTCGTTGCGGTCGGCGTAGTCGTTTCGCTCGATTTCGGACTGGGGCTAGGCGCATTGTTTACGATTTGTTTTTTCTGGGGCGCAGGAGCTTTCGGATGAGCGAACTTGATGATCTCGAGCGCGAGTTGCTCGAAGCAGCGGACACGTGGTTCGCACAGAGCCTGCACCTGAAGCTGCAGCATTTGATCGCGATTGCGCGGGCGGGCGAAGCGGCGCTTCGTGCGCAGCAGGCGTCAGCGGCGACAAAAACTCCGCCAGGCTTTAAGATGCCGCCGAGCGATCCGGTCGATCAGCCGGCCGCGCCGCGTTCGTCGCCGGGCGGCGGAGCGGCCGCTTCGGTTTCGCCGTCGAAGTTCTGCGAACCGGCGGACATGCATGGGAACGGCGAATGACGCGGCATTGGCGCGACAAGGGCGACGACGCCAAGCGCTACCACGTCACGATCGCCGTCTCGTCCAAGCTGCGCGATCGGCTGTGGGCGTTCGCCGAGTTGCTCGGTCGGCCGCCGACTGTCGTGGCCCATGACCTGATCGACAAAGGCGTCCCGGCGGCGGTCGACGAGAAGCATGGAGCGGCAGGATGACGATTATCTGCATCAAGGACGGCGTTGTCGCTGCCGACGGGTCCACTTGGCAGGCGAACGGCGCGATTCTTGTGTCGAAGACGACGCGTAAGTTGTGTCGTGCGCAGGATGGCGCTGTTGCGGGTTGCGCCGGCGGGTCGATGAACACACAGCGGTTTCGTGATTGGTTCGTCGGCTCCCGGTCTTACGATCGTCAGCAGACGCCGCCGGTGTTCAATAAGGACGCGGGGTTGTCAGCGGTGTGGCTGGAGCCGAATGGTGAGATGTGGCGTCTTGATGGGGCAGGCCAAGCTTATCGGCTTGAGGGCCAGGACGTCGCCGTGGTCGGCGCTGCGGGGGAGATGGCGTTGGGCGCTATGTACGCCGGAGCTTCGGCTGAGCAGGCTGTTCGAATCTGTGTCGAGCGCAGCGACGCTGCTGGCGGCGAGGTATTCGTTGAGCAGCTTGCGCCTGTCGGCAAAGAGCCGGCGGCGGGCGAGAAACATGAGACGCTATGATGAGCCCGGAATTGGAAGACCTACTGCGCCGATTGAAGGCCAAGGTTGAGGCGATGACGCCAGAGCAGCGCGCGGAGATGCTGCGTGCGCAAGGCGAGTCGTGGGCGCGCTCTGAAGCGGCGTGGCCAAAGCCGAAGTACGAGTGGCGCAACGGCGTCAAGGTCTACGCGTCCTACGAAGATTACTGCAACGACTGAGGCGACAAATGGCTGACAAAGTCGAGAAGCTGGCACGGATCATCGCTCGAGCCGTCACCGGGCTTGACGCTGATACGCGTGTCTACCCGTCCGAGCCTTATCGAGTCGTTGGCATACACGGCTACGCTTTGCCGGCCGAGGAATTTACGCGGTCACTGTGGTTCTCGTTCTCCCGGGTGGCACAGGCTGTGCTCGACGCTGGCTTCGACTGCGCCGACGAGTCGGCAGCCGAGCAGGTCCCGAACGACAAACCGGCTACCGATACACCGGACAGCTTGCCAGTCACCGAGGCCGTCGCGTGGAGCGAGATCGATCGCGACGCGAAGCAGACGGTGAACGACGCGTGGCGCGAGAAGATGGGGTTGGCATGAAGAAGTACATTGTCGAGATCGCGAAGATCGCGTGGCTGATGTGGACAAGCCGGCACGACGGTTTCACCGATGAGCGTGTCAAGGCTTTGCGGCTGAAGAGCCGCAGCCTCGGCGATCGTCTCAAGTTGGTGCGCATGTGGGCCGACGTCGGGAAGTGGGCGGCGAAGGACGTCGTGATGATTGGACCGTGTTACCCAGTCGATGAGTCGAAGGGGCCATACCTCACGTCGGAATTTGTCGACTGGGCCAAGGTCGGAGAGATGCATAAATCTGCGCCCTACTTTATGTCGAAGAGAACTGACTGATGGCGCCACGCGCAAGGAAATGGCTCAAGCTGCTCGAGGAGTTCGTCGCCGAGCTCCGCATCAAGTCGAAGGAAATTGTCTCCACCGACGAGCGCGGCGCGAAGCTGGAATTGTGGGAGAGCCAGCATCGTTTTCTCCGGGTAATCGGCCAAGGCCTCGACGATGACGTCCATTCATTCAACATATTGAAGTCACGACAACTCGGCATAACCACCATTTCGTTGGCGATCGATGTCTTCTGGTTGGCGGTTCACGCTAACCTGATTGGCTGTCTTGTCACTGACACCGAGAAGAATCGTGAGGTTGATCGCAGCATCATCGAGGGCTACGTCGCTTCGTTCCCGGAGGGGTACTTTGGCGAAGCGTTCAGCATCGTTCGATCGAACCGGCAGATGCTGCAATTCTCGAATGGCTCGCGGCTCGACTTGCTGGTGGCCGGCACCAAGAAGAAATCGATCAGTTGGGGCGAGGGCCAAGGCTACGCGCTGATGCACGCTACTGAGGTTGCGGCGTTTGGTGATGTTGAAGGTTTCAAGTCGCTCGAAGAAGGTCTTGCACAGAACAATCCGAACAGGCTGTTCATGCGTGAGTCGACCGCCAAGGGCATGAACCATTGGCGTACGCGCTGGATGGCGGGGCTCAATGATCTGACCGAGCGCTCGTTCTTCATCGGCTGGTGGGCCGGCGACAATAACCGCATCACGCGCGGCGATCCGCGCTTCTCGGCCTACGGGCTTTCGCCGCCGACCGGCGCCGAAGCGAAGATGCTCAAGGACGTGGAGAAGCTTTATCAGCACCGCGTCACGACCGAGCAATTGGCATGGTTCCGTTGGAAGCAGACCAAGGCCGGCGCTGAGCAGAATCTCCTCGAGCAAAATCAGCCGAGCACCTTTGAGGACGCGTTCGTCCAGACCGGCTACAGCTTTTTTCAGGTCGCGGTGATCGGCCAGGACATGAAGCGGATGCAGGACGATCAGCCGATCTTCGATGGCTATCGCTATGAGGTCGACGGTGACTTCTTCCACTTCAAGATGATCACAATGGACTCGAACGTCGACGATGTCGACGACGTCGAGCTCAAGGTGTGGGAAGAGCCGGTCGACGGCGCGCAATATGTGATCGGTTTCGATCCGGCCTACGGCCGAAACGACCACAAGGATCATCATGCAATTCTGGTGTTCCGCTGCTTCGCCGATAAGATGGTGCAGGTCGCCGAGTACATCACGGCTGACGTCGAAACCAAGCACGCGTCGTGGGTGCTGTTCCATCTCTGCGCCGCCTATCGCAACTCAATGTGCAATGTCGAGCTCGGCGGGCCGGGTCGGCTGGTGATGAGCGAGTTCGAGCATCTGCGCCAGTTGATCGGCGCTGAGATGAACGTCGCCAAGACGGCGGCGCGCGGCTGGGAAGACGCCGGCGCGCAGGCGCGCTGGTATCTCTACCACAAGGCCGACAGCCCCGGCGCCGGCTACATGGCCAATTTCGAGACCAATTGGCGCACTAAGATGGAGCTGCTGCACGGCTACCGCGGCGTCTACTCCAGCCGCGAGATCGAGATCCGGTCGTTCGGCCTGCTGCGCGAGATGTCGATCGTCGTCGTCAACGACGGCGAGATCGGCGCGCCGGAGTCGACCGACGAGAACATGAAGGATGACCGGGTGTTCGCCGCCGCGCTGGCGGCGCGCGCCTGGACAGATTGGGTTC